CCAAGCGAACTTGGACCGCATCGAAGGCGAAATCGCAAAACTAAAAACCAAGTACGGGATTTGCGGATTCTACCTGGACTACCTCCAACTCGTTGAGCCAACGAAGATTGACAAGGCCAAGCCGAAAATTGAGCAGATGACCAACATCAGCAAGACCCTCAAAGCAATTTGCAAACGGCAGAAGGTGTTCGGGGTCGTGGTGTCATCCCTATCCCGTGCAACGGAAGGACGCAGCGACCATCGCCCCATCATGTCCGACCTTCGGGAAACGGGGCAACTGGAGTTTGATGCTGACAAGATTGGCTTTGTGTATCGTCCCTACGAACACGACAGGAACCAGCCAGCGGACCTCATGGAAGTCATCGTCCGCAAGAACCGCAACGGCTCGCTTGGAGTTGCCGAGATTCAATGCCACCTTCCCTTTACCAAAGCCAACGAGTACCCACCCAATTCGCTATGATGGAAGAATACAACCTCCAAGCCGCCTGTGTCAAGTTGTTCGCTTTGATGCGACCCAACGAGCAGGGTCTGCTATTCCTCAACCTTAACAACCCCCGCTCCCGTTCCAACGGGTTCTTCCTCAAAGGCATCGGGCTGACCGCTGGGGTGGCCGACATGACCTACCTATCGCCAAAGGGTGCGGTGTTCTTGGAATTTAAAACCCCCAAGGGCAAGCAGTCCCTATCCCAAAAGTGGTGGCAGGGGGTGGTTCAGGAGGCGGGGTACAGGTATGAGATAATCCGAAGCGTGGAAGATTTCCAGCGGGTGTTGGCTGAATGTTGGTAGGTTGTGTATATGTTTGCTGAACCTAAACCCTAAACCCATGAAACCAACCCCCACCGATTTCCGCCGCTGGCAGATTCACATCCGCAAGGAGTGCGTGTCTTGCAGCCGCCCCGACCGCTCCGAAACTATTTCTCCGTGGAGAGTGAACTGGACCCTGCTCGGAAGAATCCTTCAAGCCAAAAACGCCTAAGCCATGCCCTGGATACGACCCCAAGACCAAATGCCCGAATTTGACGAACCCGTCCTAATTACCGACATTGAAGGACTGCAAATCGTTGCTTGGCGTGATATGCACACTGGTAAGTGGCACTCCGAGAACCACGCCTGGTTTACCAGCGAAGTCAATTATTGGATGCCCATCCCCGAAATCGTTTAACCCATGACCCCAGCCCTCATCCATCATCTCGTTGACACCACCGCAATGATATTCGGCATAACCCCCGACCAGGTGCGGTCCCCGTCACGGGAACGGCCCTGCGTAATCGCTCGCAATATCGTGGCCGACATCGCCTATAACGAATACCTATTCACCTATATGGCCATCGGAAAGGAACTGAACCGCCACTACTCCACCATCATTATCAACTTGGAATCCTTTCACAACGACTGCAAGGCCAAGCCTCAACTGCGATACCTACGGAGGCAAGTTTTCAACAATGCACAAGAGTATTTGCAGACGGCTGAAGGGGCTTATATCACTGATACCCTGCTACTTCCGCCCACCGAATAGCCCGAAACTACCTGCCTGCCATTGGGGGGTGCTTAACTGCATCCCCCTTTTTTTTTGCAATCTTTGTGCATGGCATCCGCAGAACACACCATACTGGACCTCTACCGAAGCGGCGAAATCCGAAAAGCCTGCCTGACCATTACGGGGGGCGACCCGCTTTGGAGGGACTTGGAGCAGGAGTGCGTCCTCATACTGCTGGAGAAAGACCCCGCCAAGATTCTGCAAATCCAGTCGCAGGGCTATTTCAAGTTCTATGTGGTCCGCTTGCTGCTGAACCTCTACCGAGGCAAGAACAACCAATTCGCCCAAAAGTACCGCCACCACGACTTGCTGGAAGAACTGGACCCCGATTCCCCTATTCCCCAAGCGGAGTACGATTCCCTCATGGACGACCTGTGGGCCATCGCCGAAGCCGAGATGGATACTTGGGCGAAGGACGGGGCGTTCCCGTATGACAAGGAGTTACTGCGCCTGCACCTACGGACGGGGAACATGAAGAAACTTTCAAGGGACACGGGTATTCCGTATCGCTCAATAATCTATTCCATTGACCAAGCCAAGGCCAAAATCAAGGCCGCCATTCAATCCCATGGACACGCTGATATTTCCCCTGCTGATTAGTAGTTTGACCGCCCTTGCTATTGCGGAGTATCATGTCCTGCCCCAATGGTGGTACAAGACCTGGTTCGCAAGGCACAAGCCGTTCTCCTGCGTCACTTGCCTCACCTTTTGGGTGGCGGTGGCCCTGACCCTTCCCACCTGCGGATGGGTCCTTGCTCCCGTGTACGGCCTCGCATCGGCGGGGTTAACCGTTGTCATCCTCCAAGTCACGAACCGATGACCCAAGACGAGTTTGTCCTTGCCCAAAAGCACCGCCACTATTGGGACCAGTACCAAGCCGCCTTGTTCATGCGGTTGTCCCCCGAAGCGGTCCATGATTTGCAGACCATCCTCGTGGCTCACGGACGGCCCAACACAAATTGGTGGTGCGCTGACTGCGTAAAATCCGCTCTCCAATACATTTACCAAGAGGCGGACCAGTTCGCCGAAGCCAACCAGCAGACCGTTACCCATGCCATTAACAACCCCAACCCGTGAACAGTTCCAAACCTATGCCGACTATGGCGAAGGTGTGCGCAATAACGCCAAGCGGGGGATTGAACTTAACGAGCGCAATGGTAACAAGTGCGCCACGCAGACGGGCAAGGTCCGAGCGCAGCAACTCGCCAACGGTGAGGGGATTTCCTTGGAAACCATCAAGCGGATGCACTCCTACCTTTCACGGGCGGAAACCTACTACGACAACGCTGACAGCACCAGCGACTGCGGCTACATCTCCTACCTCCTTTGGGGTGGCAAAGCGGCCCTTGGGTGGAGCAGGAATAAACTCCGAGAACTTGGCGAACTCGACTAAAGCCCCCAACGATGAGGCCCAAGTCCAAGCCCGCATGGATTCCCTCATGATGGTCATCACGACCCTCTGCGACTGCATCGGAGCGGTGGAGGAATCCAACTCGCCCAACGCTTTTGCCGTCAAGATGAAAATCGTGGACAAGATTGACGAACTGATTGATAAAATTGAGTACTGATGGCAGGCCGTCCCCCAATATGGAACACCCCCGAAGAACTATGGGAGGCGTTTGAAAATTACAGGGCCGAGAACAAGGCCAACCCGTACCGAGTGCAGGACTATGTCGGCAAGGATGGGGTCATGGTTTACAGGGACAAGGAGCGGCCTATCACTTTTCGGGGCTTTGAGGGATGGCTTGCGGAGAACGGGGTCTGCTTTGACCTTTCAAGGTATAGGAAGGAAGAAGGGGAGCATCACAAGGAATTTGTCCCAATCATTACACGCATACGGGCCACCTGCGACAAGGATATGCTGGAGGGTGCAAGTTCGGGCGTTTACTCGGCCAACATCGCCTCCCGCCTGCTTGGGTTGGTGGACAAGCAGGAGAACACCGTCACCATCGAGCAGCCATTATTTGGCGATGGACTTTAAGTACACATCAGCAATCAGCCGAATACGGCGGATGACTGCCCGAAAGAAGGTAATTCAGGGCGGGACATCTGCTGGATGCTTGCCCCCGCTTTAACGGGCGGGGGAGGAAAAACACTTGCAATATTGGCGGTCCTCATTGACCACGCCGCTCGGTTCCCCAAGTCGGAGATTTCCGTTGTATCCGAATCCGTCCCTCACCTACGGAGAGGAGCCATCAAGGACTTCGCCAAGATTATGCAATGGACCCACAGGTGGGTTCCAGACCGCTGGAACAAGACCCTACTGCAGTACAACTTCGCCAACGGGTCCACGATTGAGTTCTTTTCCGCTGATTCCGAAGCCCGCCTCCGAGGGGCAAGGAGGCAGGTCCTCTACATCAACGAGGCCAATAATATTGACTTTGACTCGTACTACCAGTTGGCGATTCGTACAAGTCAGGAGATTTACATTGACTTCAACCCCACCCACGAATTTTGGGCGCATACCGAGGTCTTGCCCGAAACCGATGCCGAGTTCCTCATCCTGACCTACCAAGACAACGAAGCCCTTCCTGATACGATTCGGAACGATATTGAACTAAACCGAGCCAAAGCGGAGCATTCCGCATATTGGGCGAACTGGTGGAAGGTGTACGGGTTGGGCCAAGTCGGGACGCTCCAAGGGGCGATATACGGGGACTATACGGTGGTTGATGGTATAGACCCAAGCACGATGAAATTCGTTGCCTACGGGCTTGACTGGGGGTTCAGCAACGACCCCACCGCATTGGTCGCAGTTTACCGCAGGGGTGACGACTTGTTTGTGCATGAGTTGCTCTACCATCGGGGGCTGACCAACTCGGACATTGCGGTGCGGTTAAAAGAGTTCGGCATTACAAGGGCTTGGGAGATTGTGGCCGATTCTGCAGAACCCAAATCCATTGAGGAAATCTATCGGCTCGGATTCAATATCAAGCCAGCATCCAAGGGACCCGACTCGGTGAGGCAGGGGATAGATGTGGTCAAGCGGTTCAACCTTCATGTGACCAAGGATTCGGTCAACCTCATCAAAGAACTCCGCTCCTATACCTGGGCCACGGACAAGGACGGCAAGGACACGGGGGTTCCGATTGATTCCTACAACCACGCATGCGATGCCCTGCGCTATGTGGCCCTCAACAAATTGGCGGTCAGCAATTCGGGTAAGTATCTTGTGGTGTAACTTTGGGGCATGAACCTTGAATCCCTCCTTGACCTCGCCTTGGCCGTTGGTCGGGTCGTGCTGGCCTTGGTCTTCATCGGCTGCATCCTAACCCTCCTTTTTACGCAATGAAGTTAATCCACTACTACCACATCTATTGCGGCGGAGGCGGGCAATGGCAACTCATCATGCACCAGCACATGATGGCCCTGTGCAATTACGGGCTGATTGAGCAGTTAGACGAGATTCGTGTCGGCATCGTCGGCCCTCCCGACCAGCGGAAGGTGGTGAAAGAAATCTTGGACAACTCGCTTGTGGCTTCCAAAATCAAGGTAGTGGTCACCCGCACAAACGCTTGGGAGCAAGCGACGCTGACCGAGATGTACAAAGCATCGCAGACCGAGGATGCTGCCTACCTGTACGCTCACACCAAGGGCAGTTCCGACCCATCCCTCATCAACCAACTTTGGTGCAGGTCCATGATATTCTTTAACATCGTCGCTTGGGAACGGGCCATTGCAGAACTCGCCAATGTGGACTGCGTCGGAGCCTACTGGCTGACCAAGGAAGAGTTTCCCCAAATCGCTGACCACAACAACCCCGACGGATATCCCTACTTTGCGGGTACCTTTTGGTGGGCCAAGTCGTCCCACATTCGGGAACTTGGCGAACCCGTAAGGGAACACCGCTGGCAGGCCGAGCACTGGATTGGCAAGCGGGAAGGTATGACCGTCTATAACTCCTGCAAGGGATGGCCAGCGCCTGATAAGTTCGTTATCACATTTTAGCCATGCAATTGATTGTCGCACGATACAACGAGGACCTCACTTGGCTTAACTCTTTGCGATGCGTCCAAACGATTTACAATAAGGGAGAGGATTTTGGCAACGGTTATTACCCATTGCGAAACATCGGAAGGGAATCGCACACCTACCTCTACCACATCTGCAATAACTACAACGACCTTCATAGTGTAACTATTTTCACTCAAGGCGACCCGTTTCCGCATTGCCCTGACTTTATCGCCAAGGTGCAGTTAATCATTCAAGACGGATTGGATGAACCATTCCGAAACCTGTCTAACTGGGTGCTACCTATTCAAGGGCTAAGTTGCACCGCATGGCCTCACCATTGCTGGCCAAACCTGCTCCCCGAAGTGGCTCACTCTTTATTTGGGGAGGGCTTTAACCGCCCGATTTGGTTTGGTGCTGGAGCAATCTTCGCCGTGACCAAGGAGGCCATCCGTCGGCATCCTCTTTCGTTTTACGAGAAGGCTCTACGATTTTTTACCGACGGCGAACCAGACACGGGATGCCGTGGGTATGGACACGCATTTGAACGGCTTTGGCCTACAATCTTTGACGAATGATACACGACTTAACATCCCAAGAACTTGAACAACTGCTCCCAACTTTCGGGATGAACGATGAAATTCTAAACGAAATGCCAGCGGAGTTCTCCGAGCATTTTGGTAAAGGCGTGAAGTTTTGGCAATACCCAAACCAATTCGCTCCGTATCTCAAGCACTTGTCAACCCTAAAGATTGATAGTTACCTTGAAGTTGGATGCCGTTGGGGTGGAACCTTTATATTGACCACTCGTTTGCTGGGAATCAAAAAGGGGATGGCCTGCGACCTAATACCAAAAAGCGAGATTTTGGAAGGGTTTAATGAGTTGGAAGACTTTCAGTACCTGGAAGGACCAAGCGCAGACCTATCAAAGATTGATGGTCAGTTTGACCTTATCTTGATTGACGGGGACCACTCATACAATGGTGTTAAATCCGACTTTGAAACCTGCCTGCGATTCAAGCCCAAATACATCGCCTTTCACGACATCGTTAGCCAGGTATGCCCAGGGGTCCAGCAGTTTTGGAATGAAATCAAAGGGCAATATCCGCATCAAGAATTTACGGCGCAATACGATTCGGTTAACGGAACCTTCCTCGGCATTGGTCTTATTACGCTATGAGTTTTGACTACCTGATTGTCGGTTCGGGTTTCTTTGGTGCAATATGCGCCAAGCATCTGCACGACCAAGGCAAGTCGGTTGTGGTCGTGGAAAAACGCAATCACATCGGAGGCAACTGCTACACGGAGCAGAAGGATGGCATTAACATTCACACCTACGGCCCGCACATCTTCCACACCAACAATCCAACCGTTTGGGCTTGGATTAACCAGTTCGCAGAGTTTAAGCCTTTCCGATTGCAGGTGATGGCTACGGCAAAGGGAGATGTCTATTCGCTGCCTTTCTCCATGCACACCTTTGAGAAAGCCTACAACGCACGAACGCCCAATGAGGCAAGGTATCACATCGCCAAGGATTCTCAATTCATTACAGGGGAAGATAACTTGGAAACCGCTGCAATCAAGAAGGTGGGCCGCAAGGTGTACGAATTGCTGATTAAGGGTTACACCGAAAAGCAATGGATGCGGGATGCCGACACGCTACCTGCAAGCATTGTGAAGCGTCTGCCCGTTCGCTTTACCTACGACACGAACTATTTCAACGACACCTTCCAAGGCATTCCCGTTGGTGGTTATACGCAGATTTTTGAGAAACTGCTGGATGGTATTCCAGTAATGCTTGAAACGGACTTTTTCACATCCCCATTGCCCGAATACAAGAACCTCATTTACACGGGTCCGATTGACAAGTTCTTCCGTTACAAGCATGGGCCGTTGGAGTACAAGACCGTTATTCATAAGCACCGATATTATCCGAGCGAGAATGTGCAGGGATGCCCTGTGATGAACTACTGCGACAAGAGCGTTCCTTATACCCGCATCATTGAGCATAAGCATTTTGAAGGCGTGCAGACGGAAGGGTCTTGGATAAGTACGGAGTTCCCCACGCCTTACATCGTGGAGCAAACCGACCCCTACTATCCCGTGAACGACGAACGGAACAACGCTATTTATGGGGCATACAAGGCAATGGCTGATTCCTTGCCGAATGTTTACTTTGGTGGCAGGCTTGCGGAGTATAAGTATTACGATATGCACCAAGTCATTGAATCCGCTTTAAACTTCTGCAAAGCAAAACTATGAAACTCCAAGACCTGACCATTGACCAGTTCCAACGCATCGCTGCGCTGGAGTTCAGCCCCGTCCTCACTGACTACGACAAGCGTGCAGGGGTCGTTGCTATCGTGGAGGGGGTGGATGTATCAATCGTCCGAGAAATGCCCGCCAAGGGGCTAACAAAGCGTTACAAGACCATCATTGCAGAGTGGAACGAACTGCCTACCTTGGCGTATCGGCGGCGGTTCAAAGCGGGCGGCAAGTGGTGGATTCCAACCGTCTTCACGGACGAGTTGACCGCTGGGCAACTCATAGACCTGATGGACACGGACACCACCGACGAAAAGAAACTCGTCCAAAACCTGCACCGCATCATGGCGACCCTTTGCAGGGAGGGCGGGTTCCTCGGTTACTTCCCCAAGAAATACGACGGGGCTTCGCACCAAGAGCGGGCCGAACTGCTCAAAGCCCACGCCAAAATCGGCGATGTTTGGGGGGTGGTCAGTTTTTTTTTGCTAAGTTCCGAAAGTTACTTGAAAATTTTGAGCGACTATTCTCGTCACCTGACCAAGGGGATGCAGGGCCAGTAACCAACCCGCTCGCAGGGTATGGTTGGCTGATGGTCGTATGGCGAATGGCCAACAAGGATGTGCTGAAGTTTGAGGCCATCTTCGCAATGAAAGCGGTGGAGTTCCTGAACTATGCGCTACTCATCCACGACATCTTGGAAGCCGAACGGATGGAAGCAGAGCGGA